TTCCTACGTATTGACGGTACATCCATTGAAGGACGTTCTGCATCAGAGGTGCTGTCGGATATAGCAGCAGCACCAGCGGCAGGAAGTTCTAACATTGTTACAACGGGTGCAATAAACAGTGGTAGCATCACCAGCGGATTTGGTGCTATCAATAACGGATCAAGTGCCATAACAACTACTGGCACTGTGACATTCGGTAGCTTGTCTGATGGTTCTATTACAGTTACAGCATTTGTTGACGAAGATAACATGGCATCAGATAGTGCTACGCTTGTGCCTACACAGCAGTCTGTTAAGGCATTTGTAGAGGCTACTGTAGGTAGTAACATTACCACTACAGGCGCACTCAACTCTGGCTCTATCACCAGCGGATTTGGAACAATTGATACAGGGTCTAGTAATATTACTACAACTGGTACTGGGTCGTTTGGTGTGCTTAACGCCACTGACGGTTGCACAATTACTACTGCCGATAATACTGCACAATTAAAACTAGAATCTACAGACGCAGATGCGAATGTTGGTCCTATCCTTGAAATGACTAGAAATTCATCTAGTCCTGCTGACAACGACATCCTAGCTAGAATTGATTTTAAGGGTGACAACGATGCGGCTGAAGAAACCTTCTTTGGTTCAATTAACGCTGTTGCGACTGACGTTAGTAATGGGGCTGAAGATGGTCAAATAAAACACAGAGTAATGGTAAACGGCACAGTGACCAGTGTGCTTGACTTGGATGCAAGTGGGGCATCAGTTACAGGCGGCGGTACATTTTCATCGTCATCATCTGGCGAGTTTAATGCAATTACAATCAGCCAAGCTGACAACACCTCTGGCAATGAAAGCCGTATTCGTTTTAAGCGCACAACTGATGCTGGTTCAGACCGTGAAGTGGCGGCAATTGTTGCTGACAGAATTGGTGGAAATGATACTGATGTAGTGATTGAGGTAAATACAGACGGTTCTGATGGCGCAGTTGAAAAATTTCGTTTTAATCATAATGGCACACTCTTTAGTAACAATGTGTTTGGTCTTGATGATGGGGATACCGGCATTGCGTTTGGTGTAAATGTTTCAAATTGTTTACAATTTTACACTGGAAATAGTGAGAAGGCCAGAATTAACAGCGATGGCCGATTAGGAATTGGCACTAGCAGCCCTCTATCTGCACTCCATGTAGATGCCGCCATTGATTCGTCACCAGCAGCAAAAGGCGTTCATATAGGAATGTCAAGTAACTATGCAGCTATGGAGATGTCTGGCAGTGATGGTGGCTTTATAGATTTTCAAGATGCGGTAGATGGCAATGACCACTCTGGTAGAATTATATATGCACACTCAGACGATGCTATGAGATTTTCAACTGCTGGTGGACAACGCTTAATAATCACCAGCGGCGGTCAAGTAAATATAGGCTCTACAACCTCAACTCGCAGCCCCCTCGTAATTGCCAACTCTTCGTCTCAAATCAGTCTCACAGACGCAGATGGTACTAGTAACATTGTTGATATTAAGAAAGTAAGTGGCCCTGCTTTAACTATTGACATTGGTGGCAGTGAGAAGGCTAGATTTGTATCAACAGAATTTTTAGTCGGGATGACCACTGCAAATGGCCTTGGTGGGAAATCAGACGTTAACGGCGTTGAAGTAGGTCCGGGGTATATTAATATCAATCGTGACGACACGAGTACCGTAAACACAATGACGTTTGGAAAGAATAATTCTATTGTTGGAAGTATTTCAACGACTGGCTCTGGAACAACCTACAACACGACCTCCGACATTAGGCTCAAGCAAGACATAGAGCCGTTACAAGCAACCGACAAGCTGATGGCTATGAACCCTGTCAGCTACGCTTGGAAAGTTGATCCTGACGGCCCACGCAGTATGGGTTTCATTGCACAGGAAATGAAAGAAGTTATGCCTGAAGTTGTAAGCATCGGCAATGATGACGAGGGTATGATGAGTATGGACTACGGACGCATCACACCAATCCTTGTGTCAGCTTTGCAGGATGCACATAAGAAGATTGAAGAATTGGAAAACCGTATTGCGGCAATGGAGAATAAATAATGTCTAGTTTTGGACCTAATCATCATGGCTGTACCTGTTGGGCTTGTTTTGACCAGAATGGAACAAATAGCATCTTGGATAGCCATAATTGTTCTGGGCATACAGATGATGGAACAGGTTTAATAGACATAAATTTTTCCAATAATATGGGCAATAATAATTACGCTAGTGGTGGTAACAGCGAAATTACAGGACATTTTACTGCCGTGTGTGTTAATACCAACAATGGTGGGTCAACAACAGCTAGTGTCGCCAAAGCTACAACAAGAACAGATAATGGAAATGCGGCTGATCCCAACAAAGGTGGCGCACTTGTTTTTGGAGATTTAGCGTGAAGTTAATAGACCGTTTAGTGGATGCAAAGAAACGACTAAAACCTTTTCAGACTGAATACTGCGTGGTGTATGACGATTTAGATATGGACACTTGTAAAGTGTACTACCCTGACCCTCATGCTATGGCTGCACTAATAGATGGAGGGGTGTTCCCACCTGTGTGGGTTTACTGGGAGTTGGCAAAGGATGAAGCACAACCAGACTTTGAAAAACATACTAGAGGATATTTGTTGCATGACACTCCCCGTGAAGGACCAAAAACAGAAGAAGAGGCTATTGAGTACCTAATTATGAAGGATGTACCTAATTACATTTGGCAAAATTTTCAAATAAGCAACAGTGTCAGTATGAAGATATGCAAACGAGAACAACTGCCAGACAGACAGTTTCGTAATGCTTGGAGAGTAGCGGCATGAAAACATATATTGTAGACAAAGACGGTAACTCTATTGATGCCGCATCAGCAACAGTTCCAAGCAACAGGTATTTTCGTAGTGCTTGGTCATTGAGTGGCACAGTTATCAGTGAAGATTTAGCCGCCGCAAAGGTGTTGTTTAAAGACAAACTCAGGGAAGTAAGAAAGCCTCTGCTTGAAGCCCAAGATGTAGCATATATGAAGGCACTTGAAGCATCTGACAGTTCAGCACAGACAACTGCTGTTAACGCTAAGACAGCCTTGCGTGATGCACCTGCCGCCGCTGCTATAACAAACGCTGATACGATTGCAAAGTTAAAAGCTGCGTGGGATACCACACTGCTTGGCACAAACCCATACGGAGATTAAAGATGGCAAACAATTATACATGGACATATCCAACTCTTGAAAGAGTGGCGACAGAAGGCAGTAATGCTGACGTTGTAAAAACAATTCACTGGCGTGTAACAGCGACATCCGATAGCGACAAAGACGCTGACGGAAGATATTTGACAACAACTATGTACGGCACAACCCCTACTCCTGTGGAAGATGGTGCAGAGTTTACAGCGTACAATTCAATTACAAAAGATTGGTGTAAGGCGAAAGTTCTGGCTAATTTGGGGCAAACAGAAGATGAGATAAAAGCAAAACTTGATGCAGTTATTACAGAACAGAAGACACCAACAATCCTGACTGGCACACCCTCTGGCTGGTAGCAAAGATGAAGATGACAATGGAACCCGTACTTAAAACACAGATGGAACTTGAGGCACATGAGAAAGAGTGCGCCATCAGGTATGCCTCTGTGCAGGAAAAGCTAGAGGGTTTAGACAAACGTATGTGGCGTTTAGAAGCAATGATAATGGGTAGCACAATAATGATCGTAGCAATGGTAGTTACAGTATTTATGGG